ATGATTGGCCGCTTTAAATGTTAGGACCACACCTAAAAGAGCCAGAACCCCGCTATATAATGTAGAGATACCCCCACCCCCCAGGCAGCCTCCGGCTGCTCCAGTATATATACACCCTCCCCCATTTTTTTCACCAAATAAAAGGTTTCAAGTTGTTGTATTTTTTAAAAAAAATGTAAAAAGGGCCTAAAATATGCTATGATTTAGATAAGGAGGTAATGCTATGGGTGATTATAGGGCTTTAATAGAGCATATAAGGGAAAAAAGGCGTGAGATTTTCGGTTGTTCGGAGATTAGTATGGTGCAGGAGGCGTTAGAGGAGATTCATGAGATAGAGCAGTATATAACAGAAAGTTCTACAGGGGAAATATTTGTGTTAGGGGGTAACATTCCAAGATGAGCTCGAATAAGTGTTTTCATAAGTGGGCTGAAGTTGATAAGGACGACAGTTTTAAGAAAGCGGGAGATATAGAATATAAGAGGGTTAAGGAGGAGTGTGTTAAGTGTAGTAGGGAGCGAGTAAGGCGTATTAAGAGGAGGTTGAAGTAGAGATGGGCGTCCTGTTTATGATATAGAGAAGATGGCAGAGATAATGCAGGGCAGGGAATTGGAGGACAGAGATAACAAGCCGGATTATCGGGCAGATTTCTTTAATATGTATAAGATGATGAGGAATTCTAAGGCAGCAGAGGACCTACAGCCTAATCAGTTGGCGTTTTTGAGTGCATATTCGATATTGGGTAATGTAACACAGTCGGCTAAATGTGTTGATATACACCCGGGTACGGTAAGCACCTGGAAAAGGGAACACGAGAAGTTTGATGAATATTATAAGATGGCCGATACAGCTCACAGTCATTATTTACAGTCAGAGGCCCAGAGGAGAGCAGTAGAAGGGATTAAGGAGCCAGTCTTTTATAAGGGTGAGATTGTAGGGCATAAGACGAAATATAGCGATAATCTGTTGATGTTCTTGATGAAGGGTAAAGACCCCGAGAGATACAGGGATAATGCAAGAATAGAGGTTACCGGTGATGGTGGAGGCCCAATCCAGATAGAGTTTAAGCCCCCGGACATGGACGAGGAGCTAGAGGTTGTTGATGAAGACGATTATATCGAAGGAGATTACGAGGAGGTTTAGGGTATGGGACATTCGTTTGTGCCTGATTTAAGGCAGGGCAGGAGGAGAACGAAGGAGGAGCGGACAAAAACAGCTGCTTTGACCTGGATACCCCAGGAGAGACAGCTTAAATTCTTTGAGTTTTTAGGTCTTGACCATGCCTTTGACTATTTTATGGGAGAAAAAAACGGAAAACCGGTCCTGGTAAAAAGGAAGAATAAGCCGGACAAGATAAGACCTCCGAAAGCTGATATTGTCGGATATGGGGGAGCTGCCGGTGGAGGAAAATCCGATGCCATGCTTATGGCTTTATTTATTGCTATAATGAGCAACCCCGGGGCTAAATGTGGTTATTTTAGACGGACATACGCCCAGCTAGAAGGTGCTGGCGGTGTTATTATGCGTTCTAAAGAGTTATTTACTGATTTTCCAGGAGCTAAATGGAACGGAACCCAGAGAACCTGGACATTTACCGAGCAGAGAAATGGTATTATAACCTTCAACCACTTGCAGAACGAGGACGATGTGTTCGATTACCAGTCCCAGCAGTTTGATTATATAGCTTTTGATGAGGCGACCCAGTTTTTGCGGTCCCAATACAGGTATCTAACCTCCCGTAACCGTTCTACTGTCAAGGGAACATACCCTGTTATGATGTTAGCCACTAACCCTGGCGGTGTCGGCCATGTATGGTTCAAGCGAGAGTTTATAGATATTGGCCCACCTGAAGAACCAGCAGAAGTTATGGTGGAATCAGACCCCCCAGCCTACGAAACCCATGTATTCGTGCCGGCTTATCTTGACGATAACTTTATATTAAACGACAGAGACCCTAGCTATAGGAAAAAGTTAGAAAATATGGACAGAATCAATAAAGCAAGATTGCTTGAAGGTGATTGGGATATCCACGAAGGACAGTTTTTTGGCGAATTCGACAGGAATATCCATGTTATCAAGCCGTTTGAAATACCTGACTGGTGGAAACGCTTTATATCTATTGATTATGGTCTTGATATGGCGGCTGTTTACTGGTATGCCTTAGACGATATAGGGTTTTACTATGTTTATAAGGAGCTTTATGAGCCTGATTTGTCCCTATCTGACCTGGCGAAAGCTATAAGAGGTATGACAAGCCCTATTGAAAAGGACGCCCTGGCCTATACAGTAGTTCCGCCGGATTTATTCAATACCAGGAGGCAGGAAACCGGTAAATCAGGTCGTGAAATCCTTGTCGATAACGGCCTGGTAGGATATGGCCTCCGTAGAGCCGATAATAGACGGGTAGAAGGCTGGAGAGCCACCAGGGAGTATATAAAACCTTTCCCTGACCCTACTTTTGAGGGCCAGGAAGAAGACGCACCGCTGGTAGCCAGAGTAAGATTTTTCAATAATGTTAAACACCTGCCATCAGATTTGCCATTATTACAACATAGCGATAAAGACCCAAATGACGCAGCCACCGAACCCCATTCTATCACTCATGGCCCTGATAGTTTTAGATATTTCTGTATGTCAAGACCTGCTATAAGGTCTTTAAGCGATGAAGAACGCAAAAGATTGAATAAAGAGCGTATGAAAAGGGTACAGGCCCGCTATAAATCAACAGGATATTAAAAGACTGGAAGGGAGTAGGACTTTATGACTAATTTGTGTCAGGAAGAAATCTGCCAGGAGGACTATGAAATCGAGGTAAAATGCGACAATTGCAAGGCTTTACTCCTTAAAGTAAAGAGTATGGAGCTGCCAGAAAGAGGTATTGAAATAAAATGCAGAAGGTGCNATGAATATACATATATTTGAATAAACCTCTATCATCTGGTATATTCAAGGAAAGAGAGCCGATTTAATCAAATAAAGAGAGGTCGGTCGGAACAAGACCTATAAAGAGAACCCCCTTTTAGCCACTTATTTGTGGTTATGAGGGGGTTTTGTCTATGTAAAGGAGGGTAATTTATGCCAATGGACCCAATGATGGGCGGAGGAATGGACCCGAATATGGCTCCACCACCACCTGAAGGTATGCCGCCGGAGCAATCCGGTATGATGGACGCCCAGGGAGGCCCACCACCACAGCAAGGAGACGAGGCCGTAGTAGAGGCTATCCAAATGGAAATCTCCCAAATGCCGAGGCCGCAGCTTGAAGAACTAGCTCTAGGAATGATAATGGAGCTGCAAGGCGAAACTCCAGCCCCGGACGCAGGGCCACCACAGGGAGGAGCGGGGGTAATGTAAATGAAATTCAGACAACTGGATAGAAGACAATTTGACCAAAAAGAGTTAAGTCAACGCTTAAAAAGTATTTTTGACTATTTTGACAGCCACAGAAAGCAGTATGAAGACGAGGCACTTGAATGGTATAAGCTATTTAAAGGGTATATGAAGGACGATGTGCCGGAAGGCAAGTCAAATCTACATATACCTAAATGTTATGAAATACTGGACACTATCCGTTCACGAATTTTAATGACTTTTTTCAACCAACGCCCTTATATGGAGTTTACTCCTATGCCTACCAGGGGTAAAAGCATAGAAAGTATTATGCAGAATAAGCAAAAATCAGATATTGCAGCGGCTTTTGTCGATGAACAACTGGAAAAGGTCGGTGTTAGGACAAAATTTTATGATTTTCTAACAAATATGCTTATATTCCCGGCAGCTTTTCTAGGAGTAGGCTGGAGATTTGAAGAAAAAGAGATACAAAAACGGGCAAAAATCCCTGTGTTAGACGATTATGGTAGCTTTACCGGTCGCTGGGAGCTTGGAACTGTCAACACAGTAGAGGTAGTCTATGACGATAATGAGATATTTAATATAGACTTCTTCGATTTCTGGGGAGACCCGGACGCAGATTCCATAGACGATTGCAGAGGAGTATTCCATCGAGAATGGCTAACTATAGAGGCTCTAGTGGATAAACTAGAACTATTAGCGAGGGTCGGAGACGGAATGGTTTACCCGATAGACCTTCAAACTATCCTGGAGGGCAGGAAAGAGGAACAGGGTAGGCGGAAAAAACAGTCCGCAGTAGGTATATCAACAGGTGGCAGCGACCCCTATAAAGGTGCTAATAGCGAGGAAATGGAAACTAAACAGGAAGTAGAGCTATTGCATTACTGGGAAGACGACCGCCATTGTATTATGGTCAATAGAAACGATGTTTTATACGATGGCCCTAATCCCTACTGGCGTCATGGTAAAAAACCGTTCATTAGAGGCGTTTACGACCGGTTACCTGGAGAATTTTATGGTATGTCAGGTATGCAGATTATCCATAAAATCCAGGAAGAAATCAATACTACCCATAACCAGCGTATGGATAATGTCAATATGTTAATAAATGTTATGTGGAAGAAGTTAAGAGGCTCATCAGTAAGGGACGAGGACCTTGTATCCAGGCCAAACGGCGTTGTAGAGGTTGATACTATGGAGGATATTCAACCTATCCAAATGCCTGAAATACCTCAATCTGTATGGCGTTCAGAGGATTTGCTTGATAGAGCAGCAGAAAGAGCTTTAGGAACTCCTGCTAATATCAGAGGAGCAGAGGGTAGGTCTTCACAGACAGCCACAGAGGCCTCGATAACAGCGGAATCAGCAGGGACAAGGTTTGACGCAAAGATAGTCCTGTTTGAAGAAATGGGCCTAAAGAGGCTGGCCATGATGATGGACCTTAATAATCAGCAGTTTGTTAGCGATACACGAGCTGCAAGAGTTGACCCGGAGGATAGACAGTCCTGGCAGGCCATAGCTCCTGGAGATTTAATAGGAGAATATGATTATGCACCGGCAACATCATCAGTAGAGGCAGCAGCTAATAAGGAGTTAAGACGAGAGCAACTAACGGAAATCATGGCTTTCTTAATGCAGGCCGGTATTCCGTTTATAAATTACCATAAATTGATAGAAGAATGGTTAAAAGAGTTTGATATTGATTCACCAGAGAGATTTATGATACCTGAAGAACAGTTTGAAATGATGAGAAGACAGATTTTAGAGGCCCATTCGCCTCAAGAGGCGGTTCCTAGCCAGGGCCACCCCTCCAACCCAGAGAATTTTGGGGCCACCGGGCAATTAGGTAAGAACCAGATACCTTCACCGCACCGGTCAGGAGGAATGGCGGCTGACGGTCAACCACAGCCGCAACCGGCAATCCAGCGACAGGGGGTGTAGTAAATAGATAAAGAGAGAGTTTTGGCGTCAAGTGAGAGGAACGAGGCTATTGCTACACTTTTTAGCCACGCTGGTTGGATACATTTGCAGGATTCAATAGAAGATAATCTTGATTCCTGTTATAAGAGACTGGAGACAGCTGACCCGACAGATTCAATAGGTATAGCAAAGATACAGACAGAAATACGGGTTTTAAGGAATATCATAAATAAACCCCAGGACGCAAGAAAAGTCCTGAATAAAAAATAGGAGGTAAATAAATGAGTGCAATTTTTGGCCAACAAAATCGCCAGCCTGTAGAGGCTGATAACGATAATCCGTTGGGCCTAAACCGGGCCGGGAAAGAAGAAGATAAGAAAAAAGAAGATAACTCTGTATTCGGTGATAATCAGGCCCCAGAAGATAACCAGGGACAACCTGAAGACGACCAGGAGCAGAGCCTTCAATCCCAAGAGGTCGAAGAACCCGAAAGTAACGATACCCGACAACCCGAACAAACCACTCAATCTGATAATCTGATTGCAGGTAAGTTCAAATCTAAAGAGGCTTTAATCCAGAGCCTGGCCAGCTTAGGCGGTAAGATAGGCAGAAAGATTGATATGTCCGCCGCTATGGAGGCTGATACCCAGGAATTGGTGGAAGAATATAAGTCTCTGGAGAGTGAGATGGGGTCAACTTCCGATATTGACCAATTAAGACAGGAGAACCAAAGACTTAAAGAGGAGAAAACCGAAACTGAAGAACGACTAAATAAGGTCGAAGGATATCTGAATCATGTTAATAGATACCTGAAGAACCTTCAAAATAACCCACAGATGGCACAGCAGAATAATGTCGTGCAGCAAAGCCAACAGCCCCAAGGGCAACAGCAACAAGCCCAGAGAGACCCTAATACTGGCCAGTTTGTCGCTAATAGGCAACAGCAACAGCAACAGCAACAGCCGCAACAGCAACAACAAAACCAGCAACAGGAGAATACTCTTTCCGAGGCTGATAAAAAGAAGTATAGGCGTAAGCTAATGACTAATCCTGTCGAGGCCGTCCAGGAGATAATGCAACTTAATCAGAAACAACAGACCCAGGTTCAAAACCAGATGAACCAGCAAGAGAGGTCGCAATTCCAACAGGGCCAGCAGCAGGTTATGAGTAATCAAAACCAAATGCCGCAGCAGCAGGCCCAAAAAAGACAATACTATCAAAGTCAGTTTGACCAACAGGTTAAACAATTAAAGGATAAATACGGAGAACAACAAATAAAAGACCCGGAAATACAGAAACATATGGTCAATTTTATGTCCAGAAACAGGCACTACTTGAACCCAGGATTGTTCCCTAACGGGGCGGAAATCGCTTATCAACACGCCCAGAAGGTCGTTAATAATAAGAGACAGAGAAGTAATGCTAGCTCTAACAATGACACCGACAGGAAGAAGGCAGCTCAAATGCCTAAATCCAACTCACAGCGGACAATCCCAGGGCAGGGGCAGGAAAACGACCGAGATACCCAGCTAAAAGAACAAATCTTTAGCAGTAAGGGAGGTATTTTCGGGAGAAAATAATAAGGAGGAAAAATAATGCCTGCTAATATATGGGAAGGTAGTTCAGGAGCACCCGTAACCACTTTTAAGATTGATACTGACAGGCGAGACCTTAATGTCGCAAATGATATACTGGAGCTAGAACCATCGGAAACGCCGTTTTTAGTTATCGGCCAGAGAGCCTCCCAACAGAGTGCAAGCTCAATGGAAGAAACCTGGTTCGATGATGAATTAGCCCCCTGGTGGACAGAGGCAGATGGAGCAGAGGCAGACACTTCTGCAACAACTATCACATTGGCTGATAGCTCAATCGTTAAGCCTAAAGACCTTATCAAAAATACCACTACTGGTGAGATAATGTTTATCGAGAGTATTTCAGGTAACGATGTTACTGTTCAGAGGGGTTATACTCTTGAGGAAATTGGAAGTAACACCATAGGTGGAACCGAGGCCGCAGCTATTGACGATGGAGATAACTTCATGCGGTTAGGTAATGCTATGGAGGAGAATTCACTTTCTCCAGAGGCAAGAGCCACACAGCCTAAAAAGTTCTATAACTATGTTCAGGTTTTCAGGACCCCGTTCTCTGGTTCATGGGAAGACGAAAATGAGCCAAAGAAAACTAATGAGAATGAGAGGACCCGTAAATCCCGCCGTAAGGCTAAAGAGCATAAGCTAGACCTTGAAAGGGCTAGTGTATTCGGAGAGAGAAACGAGATTATCTCCGATAACCGGAGAACTATGGGAGGTCTATTCCAGTTCTTAGAGAATGAATACATTGATGTCAACGGAGCTTTAACTGAAACCAAATTCGAGGAAACCCTTGAAGAATGTTTCAGGTATGGTTCTAAAGAGAAGATTTTTATTACTTCTCCTAGAATGGCCTCTGAATTATCTCTATTCGCAAGAGACAGAATAGAAACCCGTTCAGGTGAAGACTACTACGGTTTAAGGATTGGAGAATATATCTCTTATCATGGAACCCTTTATATAGCCACTTCTCATATGTTTGAGAAGGATTATGCGAATAAAGGTGCCGTCCTCGATATGAAGAATATCGACTTAATGCCTTATGCCGGTATGAACACCACTCTACGGAAGAATATCCAGGAAAATGACCGCTTAGGTTGGAAAGATGAATATGTAACTGCTATGACTTTAAGAGTTAGATTAGCTAAAACTCACAAAGTTATTGAAGGAGTTACTTTTGAGTAAATTTTGGCTGGGAGGGGGTTTATGCTCCCTCCCTAAACTATATCAGGAGGTAAAAAGATGAGCGAAGATAAATTAAAAAAAGAAGAAGAAAATATAAGAGTTGAAAAAGAGCAGACCTGTATAGGTGTTACAGCTAGTGGCGATTCCTGTAAGAATAATCCTACATTCCCTGAAGATAAGCCGCTATACTGCCATCACCACAAGCACCAATTTTCAGAAGATGATTATAAGACAAGCTCGGAGGATAGTATCAGGGAGATAAACGAGACCCCTGTAGGTTCAAGAAAGCACGTATTCGCCTCCCAACATTTAACTCACACTATTTTTATTGACTGTCCGGAATTCGCTCCAGAAAGAGGGTTTATCAGGGTTAAGTTTGTCGAAGGACGCTATGAGACTGATGATGATAAGAAAGCAGAATTAATCCAGAAGTCTATCAAGAATAACCGCAATCTTCAGCGGAAAATAACAAAAGTCCAGTAAANGCAGGTGAATTAAATGACACTCCAGGATTATATTGACCAGATAAGGAGAGTTTTAGACGAATCTGATGGCGATATTTCCTTCTGGGAAGATGATGAATTGACTGCCTGGCTCAACGAGGCCCAGCAGGAAGTTGCTAAAATAACACATTGTATATCGGACAGGGCTATCATAAGCCCAACACAGAAAAAAGAAT